CTTGCTGATTGGTCACAACTTTCCACCTTATGAATTTGTGCAATGCAAACGGTGCAGAAAATGGAGGGGTAGAGAGTGATTGATAATTGTTGGTCATGTAAATATGAAAAGGAGTCTTTGAGCCATCATTCTTGCTGTAGCTGTTGGAACAAGCTAGGTAAAAATAGACCTGACAACTGGCAACCAAAGGAGGTCACAGGCCTTGACAAAATCCGTGACGACAGAGATTAAAAACGTCAGATTCTTCGGCCAGCGGACACAGCAAAACATTCACCTGCTAGGCGGTCTGCTACTCATCCTCTCATTAATGGTTGCAGGTGGTTGGTGCGGTTATTATGTCCGGGTGGTGATGTGATGAAGTTCGGAAGAAAACCTATATATGACTACTCAACACTAGATCCTAAAATAACGGAAATGATTAATCGAGGAATGTCTAGAGCAGCCACAGCCAGAGCATTAGGGTGCTGTGACCACACAGTTAACAGCCGAGTCTTGAATCTTGGTCTCACAGTAGCAGATCAAAAAGGCAGAGGCAGAGGAACCAGGGCAAGCGGTTACAATCCACCAATAGAGCATTTAGCTGCATTGTCAGAACTGCTAAAACTAGTTAGAAGCGTTAAGGCAAAAACCAACTTGCCAACAGGTCAGATCATCATAGAAGCCTTGGAGTTAATCAACAAAGGCGAAATGTCATTAAAAAAAGCTGTCAATTAAGACAGCTAACAAAAAATTGCTTAACCTGATTTTACCACAGACTCCGACTTATTGCTAGTATACACAAAGATTATTCGGATTATGCATGAGGTGATAGAAATTAGCAGGATTATTTTAGACCTTTGCGGCGGTACAGGCTCTTGGTCAAAGCCATACAAAGATGCTGGATATGATGTGCGTCTGATTGACCCATTACATGATGGAACAGATGTAAGGCTGTTTGAAATAAGCGCATTTGAATTGATGAATGAAAAAATATATGGCATTTTAGCCGCGCCGCCATGCACTCACTTTGCTTCTAGCGGAGCCAGGTGGTGGCCGGGAAAGGGCAGCCAAGCGCTGCAAGAAGGTTTGTCTGTTGTAGATGCTTGTCTGCGAATAATAGCGGTCACTCAGCCAGTATTTTGGGCTTTAGAGAATCCGATAGGCAGACTTAAAAAATATATAGGCAATCCAGTAATGTATTTTAATCCTTGCGATTATGGCGATCCGTACACAAAGAGAACCTGCCTTTGGGGAAAGTTTAATGTTCCAAAACAAACACCTGTCAAGCCAACGGAAGGAAGTAAGATGCACAGACTGCCGCCTGGTCCCGATAGATGGCGGTTGCGGTCTATGACTCCACAAGGCTTCGCCAGGGCGTTCTTTGAAGCCAATCAATAAGGAGGTCAAAAAAATGTTTTGCGACTTCAATTTTAACTACGGCTTATGGCGTGAGGGATATGACACAGGCATGAACAATCCAATCCTGCAAGCAATGTCGCCGCGAGAACTGCGTGAACTAGGCAGGGCTCATGAAAGCCTAAACACATCAAGCGATTATGGCATGGGTGCAGCGTGCAGCGAATTGGCATGGAGGAAGGAGCATAGGGCATGACAATCATCGTTAGTGGTCGCAGGGTTGCAAAGCTCAGCCATAACAAGAAGTTTAGATTGCTTGGCTCTGTGCATTGGAATGGCGGGTTGGTTGAAGTAGTTTTTGAGAGGGTGGGAAGATGATTATCACTATGAGTATCACTACGGATAGGTGCGATTGCAATTCCGGACAACGCCTTTTGTGGATTGATGATAGCGATGCTGAATACTTGTATTATTACGAGTGCAATAGTTGCGGTCACAAGTTTTACTCACGGAAAAGACTATGACTGACCTAGACATCACCCAAATGCCCTATTTCTACCAAAAAACATATAGCGGTGCGCCTGATGAGGCGGAGGGGGAGGAAGAGAAATATGAAAGCAAGTGAATTGGTAGGACAAAAAGCCCTGAGAACAAAACCGGTAGACCTTAAAAATGGTCATCAAGATTATTCGTATTGTGGTGGCACAGGAACAAAGATTCTCAAAGTTACTGACTCACACATTTATGTCGAAGGTCATTGTGGGCCTTGGGTTTTAGACAACAGGTGGCTTGATGATAATTGGACTGACTATATTGAGTTGGTGCAACCATGAACAACACACACCCAATTTTCGCCGACATACTCCATCAATGCCAAGTCGAGCGATTAGGCAAAACAATGTCAAATGAAATGTGTGCAGAGCAATATGCAAAGCAGGTTGAAGAGGCTTGGCGGTTCGGTGTCCTAGGCTCTCATGGTGGCAAGGTTCATGTGAACAAAAGGCTGTTTGATGAGTTGGAAGGCGAGCCGACAGTTTGCCAACATGAACACAATGACAAGTATATCGAAAGCCACAAGCTGATAAATGGGATTGATTATTTTGTACTTATGGAGGTAGAGAAATGAGCAACATACAGGTTCAGAACAACGATGTTAGAGCATTAATGCAAAACGTCAATGTGAGAAAACGGTTTGAGGACATTTTAGGCGAAAAGGCAGCAGGGTTTATGTCCAGCGTTACCACGATAACCAATAACAATAAGGCGCTTGCAGAATGTGATCCTAAGAGCGTGCTATCATCTGCGGTTGTTGCCGCTATGCTTGATTTGCCGCTAGTTCCTGGACTTGGATTCGCTCACATGGTTCCATATGGCGGCGTAGCGACTTTTCAAATGGGTTGGAAGGGATTTGTCCAGCTTGCTATGCGGACAGGCCAATATCAGACCATGAACTGCTCAGAAGTCTATGAAGGTGAATTAATCAGCAGTAACCGCATTACCGGAGATTTTACATTCGACTTCAACGCCAAAACATCTGACAAGATTATCGGCTATGTCGCTTACTTCCGGCTGACAAACGGCTTTGAAAAGTACCTTTATATGACAACGGAACAAGTAAACAAGCACGCCAAGAAATACAGTCAGACATATAAAAGCGCGAAAGAATATGTCCGCAATTCCAGCAAGTGGTCAACAGACTTCCACGCTATGGCCTTGAAAACCGTCATGAAGTTGCTACTGTCCAAGTTTGGAATATTGTCCATCGATATGCAACGAGCAGTACAAGCAGACCAATCCGCGCCGACAATGGGCGATGATGGCGAAATCGAATTTGGCTATCCTGACGGTAACACGATTGATGCGGAAATAGTTCCCGAACCAGTTGAGCCGCCAAAAGCTGAAGCATTGTTTAAGGACAAGGCCAATGCTACAGCTAAATAGAGAGAACTACCATTCGCCAGAAGCCAATCAGGATTATATGAGCCGTAGCCAGTATGAAGATTTTCTCTGCTGTGAAGCGGCCGCACTCGCCAAAGTCAAAGGAGAATACCGCGAAGAGCCGACAGATGCAATGTTGGCAGGTAGTTACCTTCATGCTTGGTCAGAGGGAACACAAACTGAGTTTATTGCTGAACACGAAGAAATGTTTACCAAGCAAGGTAAGCTGAAATCTCAGTTTGTCAAAGTCGAGGAAATGATTGAAGCGGTCAAGCGGCAACCGATGTGCATGACGGCTCTAAACGGTCAAAAAGAGGTAATTCTTACTGCTGAAATGTTTGGTGCTATGTGGCGTATCATGCTGGACGTTTATCATCAAGAAGAGGGTATTTTCGTTGAAATCAAGAGTACCAAGAGCATTAACGAATTGGTTTGGTCAGAGGCCGACAGATGCAAGTCAAGTTTTATCGAGGTGTACGGCTACATGACACAAGCGGCGATTTATGCAGAGGTTGAACGGTTGGCAACAGGTAGGGATGGATACATAGAGCCAATCATGTTAGCGGTCAGTAAGGAAGATCCTCCTGACGTTGCGCTGATTAACCTGCACGACGAAGATCGGTTTGCTTATGAGTTGGATACTGTCAAAGCTAATCTTCCAAGAATCCTAGCAGTTAAGGCAGGGACGGAAACAGCTAAAAGGTGCGAGGTTTGCGCTTATTGCCGCAAGACTAAGCAGGTCGGAAAGATTCTTCACTACTCAGCTATAGGAGGGTAATTAATGAATCAATGCACTATAATTGGTCGCTTGGCGGCAAACCCGGAAGTCCGTTACACCAAAACAGGCAAAGCCGTATCCAATTTTACCGTAGCGGTTAATCGTGGCGGCAATGTAAACGAAGGTGAACGAGAACCTGCTGACTTTATCCCTGTTGTAGCATGGGAGAAACTTGCGGAAATGTGCGGTAACAATCTAGCAAAAGGTAGTCGCGTGTTCGTGCAGGGCAGGTTGCAGATTCGATCATATGAGACACAGGACGGTCAGAAGCGCAAGGTTAGCGAGATTGTCGCAGATATAGTGGCACAGAACTTTGAGACAGCGCAGAGAGGCGCACAGAGCGCAGGACAGGCAGATGCGGCAAAGGCGTTTGGTGGCAGAGAAGTGTTTCCAGATGACGAGCAAATACCTTTTTAGGAGGTAAAAATTGACGAAAACATGCAGGAAATGCAACAGAAATTTGTCGATTGATGAGTTTTATGTGCATAAAGAAATGTTAGACGGTCATTTAAACCATTGCAAGGATTGCGTTAAAGGCAGAGTGTCTTTACATAGAGAGATTAATGTTGAACGAATTAGAGAATATGACAGAAAAAGAGGAAAAAATCCAGACCGTCAACCACAGAAAACGGCTGTCACGAAAAGACGAAGACAAGAAGTAGCCGGATATGAGAATTCGCATAATGCAATTCTAAGGGCAATTTCAGCAGGAATAATACAACGGTCTAACACTTGCCAAGCGTGCGGAATCCAAGTAAAAACCGAGGCGCATCATTTTAATTATGAACTTACCAAAACTGTAATTTGGTTATGCCCTGTATGTCACAAGAATTATCATTTGGGCAAATCATCTAAAGCAGAACAAATAAGGACATTGGTTAATATGATGATTGCCTTAAAAATAACAGGATAATCTAAGGAGTTGACCACCATGTATGCACGCTGTTTGCATTGTCATAAGCCCTTACATCGTCCAGAGTCACAAACTACAGGATTAGGTGACATATGCAAGCAGCGTACAGGCATTGCAGAGGTGATGCAGTTGGACTTTGAGCAGTTGCCTGAGAGGTTTAGAGGGATGACGATGATAGAGCAGCATAGAGAGGCTATGAGGGTGTTGAGAGGGATGGAGTAAGTTGATTAAGACAATAACAAATGATAGAGGTCTTGTCATTGGGCATTGTTGTCCTAAATGCGACAAAGAGCATAAATGGACTATGTATGTATTTGCACATTATGACACGGATTTAAGTCATACTTGCGATTGTGGTCAAAAAGTATCTATATGTAGTGGCAAAGTTTCCAATGATTAACCTCTCCGGTCGCATAGCAGCATCATCCATCGAGCAAGCAGTTGAGCAGATACCTGATGATGTGGCAGATGGGTATAGGATTTGGTGGACAGGGCAATGGATTGATGGGTTGATGTGGTGGGAATGGAGGGGATGGCAACGGATGGATACATAAAGCTTGCACGCTGCTTGCTAAACAAGCCAATATTTCAGAACGAAAAACTTTTGAAAGTTTGGATATGGTGCTTAATGAAAGCAAGCCATAAAGAACACACACAGCTTGTCGGATTACAAAAGATAACTTTAAAACCAGGGCAATTTATCACAGGGCGAAATGCCGGAGCGCAACAATTAAAAATGAAACCTTCTACGTTTTGGGATTATATTCAATGGCTTAAAGAGAACCAAAGTTTAGACATCGAATCCGACAACCAAAAAAGTGTTATAACCCTTGTAAATTGGGATCAATATCAAGTTAGCACAGTTAAATCCGACAGCGAAACCGACAACAAAGCAACAGCAAAGCAACCACGCTCCGACACAAACAAGAATGGTAATAAAGAGAAGAATGATAAAAAAGAGATTATATATAGTTCAGACTTTGAAGAATTTTGGCTAGCATATCCAAGAAAAGAAGCAAAGCCGACAGCGTGGCGACAATGGCAAGCAAGGATGAAAGAAAAGATTGCTCCTGCTGAAATGATTACCGGATCAAAAAACTACGCAAACACATGCAGAGGGAAAGAAGTGGTTTTTATTAAGTTGCCAGCTACTTTTCTTGGTAGGGACAAGCATTTCAAAGACTATATCGAGGGAGGAAACTTATTTGATAGAAAACCCAGAACTAGCCAATTTACTAAACCGAGTTTTGGAAAACGTCCCTCAGAAGTCGATTGGGACAACGAACCAGACACCCTGTGAAAAGCCTTATGATTACATAGTCTTAGAAAAGCGTGGTATCTATAAGCGATATTGGCATTGTACCTTTGAGGAAATAGAAAAACGTGGTGTCCCGGCGCAGGTAGCAGAACAAATGGCAGAGTTGAAAGAGTACAGCAGAAACATACATAACAATATCGCTGATGGAATCGGCTTAATTCTCAAAGGGCCAGTTGGCACAATGAAAACCACTCTTGCTGTTGCGATCATCAGAAGCTATATAGATAGTGGCGGTGCTTGTCAATTCGTGCCTATGCCTAGCCTGTTAGACAACATCTTTACCATGAAGGCAAGCAACATGGAAGAATGGATTCGGTATGAACGAGCATTAAGAGATACGCCTTTGTTAGTGCTTGATGATTTGGGAGCCGAGTATCACCAAGAATGGGTATTGTCAAAAGTCGATGCGATTATTAGCGAACGATACAACCGAATGAGGCCGATTATTTGCACAACTAATTTGAGCAATGCAGACCTAAAGGGCAAGTATGCAGAGCGAATTATAGACAGGCTGCGTAGTACATCAAAGGTTATTAACTTCAAAGGCGATAGCTTGAGAAAGATGGGAGATTAAAAGCAAGGTTGATTTGAGGATTAGATAGGGGAGGAAATTTAGAATTATGATGAATTTTGACGAATATCAAACAGCAGCAGAAAGAACAGCAATACGTGGTGACAACGATACAATTGAGCGCAGATATGCAAATTTTGGCATGGGTATAGCGGGTGAAGCAGGTGAAGTTTGTGACTTGCTAAAAAAAGTTGTTTTTCATGGTCATGAAATAGATAAAGAAAAACTAATTAAAGAATTGGGTGACGTGCTTTGGTACGTTTCAACGATAGCGACAACAGCCAATATACCACTAGCATACATTGCAGAACATAACATTGCAAAACTTCAACGGCGTTACCCTGACGGATTCAGCGAACAGGCAAGCAAGGAGAGAAAAGAATGATAGTCATACTTTTAAGCGGAAAGGCGCAGAGTGGCAAGGATACGTTTTATGAAACAATATGGTCTAAAATTCATTCTGTAAATAGTGAACGGATAGCATTTGCTGATGAATTAAAAGCTTATGCTCGGCGTCTTGGATGGGACGGTAAAAAAGATGAGCGAGGTGGTAAGTTCCTACAAGACCTAGGCTCTATTGTTCGTAATAACAATGAAGATTTTTGGGTTGATAAAACAATACCGGAATTGCGTTTTTTGAGCCAAGCGATGAACGAAACGGACATCATCTGCTTCACCGATTGCCGCTACCCCAACGAGATCCAGCGCATCAAATCCCTATCCTGGATAACTGGTCGCATTGTCACAGTCCGCATTGACAGACCAGGGCATATAAGCAACAGACCTGACCACATCAGCGAGACAGCATTAGATGACTATGCCTTTGACTATCGGATTTGCAATGATGGGACGTTGGAGGAATATCGGCAGAAGGTTGTGGAGTTGGTTGAGAAAGTGTTGGAGGGTGAGAGATGATGTATCAACAAATCAAAGCTCAAGATTACAACGCAAGAATGAGATTAGTTTCTGCCATGGTTGAATTGGGCTATCGCGTATGGATTAAAGAGGTTAGGCGTTGCGGACTTGTCAGCAGTGATTATTATGTTTGCTACGAGGAGGCGCAACCATGATTGACACAAAAGCCTTGCGGGAGGCCAATCATGGTTAGTTGGTGGCTAATCCCTTTAGCGTTTATGCTTGGCGGTTGTGTGGGCTTTGTGGTAGTGGCTTGTGTGGTATGTGGGGGAAGGAGTGAGAGGGATGGACAGTAAACAAGCGCGTGAATGGCTTAATCAACAAGCAGACAACTTTGAGATGGTTGGAAAAGAAAAACTGTATCCTCAATATCGGCAGATAGCCAACCTAATAGAATCCCTAGCGGCAAAGGCTGATGAACTGCGATTAAAACTTATAGATCAACAATTGAAATTACAAACTCGTGACCTTGAACTAGATGGATTAAAAGATACGCTACAAATTGCTATCAACAACGGTGATAACTGGCAGGAATCGTGGCGTAAAGCTAAAGATAAACTCGCCGCCCGTGAAACGGAGCTTGAAACGGCAAAATTTAAGTTAAATAACTTAGCCGATGCATACAAAGAGATTGAACATAAAAACAAACTGCTAAATATGGCATTAAGTGCGGCTAATTCAAAGTCATTAGATGATTATTGCCCATATTACGCTTACGACCCTGACCGTGATACTGAGCAATTGAAGTCGCTGTGTCATGGTGTTACGGTGCATATCCCGGTTGATTGGTTAAATGAATTACTGGCAGACAAGGTGAAGCCTAATGCGTAACTGTTGCATCATCAAAGGCAACTTATCAGATGGTAGAACGCAAAACTGGCAAAGGAGGACGGCAGATGAGAATATTCAAAGAGCCAGAGCTATCAGCAAGGCTTCAAGAATTATACGATCAGCAAAAGATAGATAGTGTTATTGGGAAAGAAGCTCATGTATCAAAATGCACAGTCAGGGACTGGAGAAAGTGGAAGAAGCTAAAGGCTTGGGGTGGTACAGGCTGGGGTGGGTATCGCAGGAATGGGACAAGTAGGCCGTGGGTGGAGGTGGGGAATTGATTAGCTTTACCGTATTCGGTTCACCAGTTGCACAGGGCAGACCAAAGTTTGCAAGGCGTGGTAAAAATGTTGTGGCATATGACCCGGAGAAAAGCCTGTCATACAAACAGCTTGTCTATGTTGCTGCATTGCCATATAAGCCTGTATGCCCTCTAGTTTGCCCTCTGTGCGTAGAAATAACCGCTTACATACAAATCCCTGCTTCATGGTCAAAGAAGAAGCAGGAAGAAGCAAGGAAAGGCAGACAAAAGCCTACAGGTCGTCCCGATTGTGATAATTTTGCAAAGGGAATTTTAGATTCACTCAAAGGCTTGATGTGGAAAGATGATTCACAGATTGTAGAACTGACGATAAGCAAAGAGTATTCGGATACTCCAAGGGCAGAAGTGGATATAAGGGAGGTTGAATAAATGAGAATAGATAAAGGTTTAGTTTGGTTTGTTGGCTATATGTTATTCATCGCCGTATTTGCGATTATAGGATTATTCTTTGGTGCTTTGCAGATCATGGCACTATGGAAATATGTGTTTAGTTAACCTCCACAATAGCCGTATTTAGTCCATTTTGCCACCTACATTGAAAGATATTTGATTGGGTGGAGAGTTTTATCTAAGAAAGCGTTTTTTGCGATATAAACGATTTTAAGGAGTGAATGATAAATGACAAAAGAAAAGCAACTAATGGAATACGTTAAGAAGTTTATAAAAAAACAAGAAATAACTTGTGATGAATGTATTTATCAATGCGATCATGTTATTGAGAACGCTTATGAATTTATAGAAGGCTGTTGTGATATTGCTGGATATCACGAGGGTAAGAACTAAGAGATTGGTAGAGAGGATTTTAGGGGAGGGTGATTAATATGACTAAAGAAGAATTACAAGCGATCAAGGATAGATGCGAAAAAGCTACTCCTGGATCATGGGTGTCAATCGCTGATATTCGTCCAGGGGTTACGGTTGATAATCCACAAAATACAGACATAAAAAGGGGATATGTTGGTTATGGTCACCTACTTACAATTAATAAGTATGTTGGCAACATGAATGATGCTGAATTTATAGCCAACGCTAGACAAGACATTCCTGCTCTGTTGGAAGAAATAGAACGGTTGTTGAGCATTATAGATTCTATCGGCGAATAGGAGGGCGTAAATGCGTAGAGAGATAAAGGCATACATAGAGGCAGAACTCAAAGACTACAACGACACTCTACGGCAAATTGGCGAGGATAAAAATGAGTTGATACTATCTAGCCATTGTCCTGATGATTCGGGTATCAGAGGTACGGATATTAGCAATCCAACACACAATAAGGCTGTGCAGTTGATGACTAACAAGCGGATTCGGAGGATGGAGGACACTTGTAGGGCGATTCAGAGGGTGGTTGAGGCGTTGCCAGAGGATAAATATAAGTTGGTGGAACTAAAATACTGGACAAGGCCACAGACCAGGACAGATCAGGGCATTGCAATGGCGATTAACTGTAGCATCATGACTTATTATAGGTGGAAAGATGGGATTCTGCTTGCATTGGCTAAGGAAATGGGGTTGGTTGGGTAAGAGAAAAGACCGCCTTTCTGGGCGGTCTTAGTTTTAACATGATAAAAAGATGATAGTTTGACAGGGGTAAAAGGTGATATTATGGGGTTGAGATATTATGCCTTGTGCGATTGCATGAGGCTTTTTGTTTTCGCGGCGTATGTCTGCTGTAGCCGCTAATGGCTGTATTCAGCCAATGAGTTGCCGCCTGGGTGCAGACTTTATTCCTGGGCTGGCAAATTGATTATGATAGAGGTTTTACAGGATAATTACCTGCTGATTGTGAGGTCAACGGCATCGGATAGACAGGAGTAATTAACCTGTCGATAAGGGACAACTCCCCCTTCCGGTGCTTATTTTATTTTAGGAGTTAATAAAAAGGAGTGATAAAAATGTTTAACCATGTTGACCAAAGGTACAAAGATTATATGGTTAGTAAAGAATGGAGAAAGTTTCGCAAGAAAATATTGGGCAAGAGAAATAAGTGTGAGAACTGTGGAGACACAGGAGAATTGCAAGTACATCATTTAACCTATGAACGATTTACCGAGGAATTAGAAACTGATGTAATGGTTCTCTGTTTGAATTGCCACGAAGAGACACATAGAAGAAAGTTTGCTATTGATAATGCACCAAAATTAAAGAAACATCTTAGTCCTGCTAGTTTAGAGTATAAGACAATTAAAATAGAGATGTTTAGAGATGAAAGTATTTCGTGGTCTGCAAAAGGTGTTTTGGCTGCATTGCACTGTGATGTAGAAGTTGATTTTGATTCTGTCCCTTCTGTAGTTATGGATGAATTAATAAAAGCAGGTTATGTCTATGTTGATTAAAGAATATCCTTTGTTAATTTATCCAAAGCTGGCAACCAGGATAGGATTGAACGAGGCTATTGTGTTGCAACAGATTCACTTTTGGATTGAGAAGTCGGGGAAGACTAGACAAGGAAGGAAGTGGATATACAACACACATGATGAATGGCAACAGCAGTTTCCGTTTTGGAGTATAAAAACCATTCAGCGAACCATAAAATCACTTGTCGATCAGGGCTTAATCAGCAAAGGCAATTACAATAAAATGAAGATTGACAAGACGCTTTGGTATAGCATAAATTATGAAAAAATCCCTTCCGAGCCAGTAAATAAACCATTAGGACAAATTGTCCATATGGATACAGACAAAATGACCACACCAATAACCATAGATAACCATAAGGAAAGTGAAATTGATTATAACGAGCTGATAAACTACAGGATTATAGGATCAGGTAAGAATCAGTTTGCTGTGAGATTGAGCGATGAGGAAATGAAGATGTATGTTTGAGGTGTTAACATGGATTGCCTTGACTGCAAATACTTCAATTCTTTTAGGGATAAACTAGAAGATGAATTAGAAGATGATGAATATGGAGATTGCTTACTGAATGATAAGATTATCGCAGGAGCAGACTGTATTTGTGATAAACATGAAAGGAAGTGGGGAGAATGAGTGAAGCTAAGATGAAACATCCAGGTGGAAGGCCGTTGAAGTTTAAGACTGTTGAAGAATTGCAACAGAAGATAGATGCTTATTTTGCATGGTGTGATGAACGTAAGCGCATTGTGATAACTAAAAGTGGAGATAGGGTTGAAGAGCCATTTCCTAGACCGCATACTATTAGTGGATTAGCTGTTTGGTTAGATTGTGATAGAAAGACGATTGTTAATTATGGACATCAAGAAGAGTTTTTCCCCACTATTGCGCGTGCGCGACGAAAATGTGAAGCTTGGACTGAATCACAGCTATTTGAGGGTAATGATCGCGGTGCTAAATTCTCACTGACAAACAACTATGAATGGCGTGACAAAACAGAAACAGAGCTCACAGGTGCAAACGGTGGAGCAATAGAGATCAATGTCAGCGTTGGTGAGGAATAGCAATCAGCGAGGGAGAGTAGTATAATGAGTCCTAACAACTATATTTTATGGCCTGCATTCTTCTTCTTTTGGCTATATATTTTACTGTTATAGTAAACTAAACCTTAATTATTGTTAACATGAAATAGTTAAAACCCTGCAAGCATTGATTTGACTGGATTGTTAGTAGAACATAATGAATATTATCGGACGTAACTGTTGGTTGCGTCCTTTTCTTATGCCTAGATTGGGGATGTTGTTTAGATGATAAAGAATATTAGTGTGAAGCTTAATCTTGATGTTGCCTCTAGTATCTTCCACGACTCGCGTAGAGATTGCAGAAATTTAGCGATGATATGCAATGTATTAATTGACAAGGTTAATGAACTGACTGATGTTGTGAATGAGCTGAAGAGTAAGAAATGAACAAAAGAATACCCTGCTCCTTACGACTATAGAGCAGGGCGAGTGAATTTCGGCTAGTAGAATATATGACTCAGCCAGCAGGTAAATGCCTGTTGGCTTTTTATTTGGAGTTGATCAGATGAAAGTCAACCTAACAATAGATCCTAAAGTATTTAACCCTGTCTACAAGCCTTATCTTGGCTGGATTGCACCGCTAGAGATATATTATGGCGGTTCATCCTCTGGTAAGTCATATTTCTTAGCTCAAAGATGCGTGCTGGATATGCTCAAAGGTGGTCATAATTACTTAGTTATTCGTAAGGTCGCCAATACATTAAAGCGGTCAGTGTTCAATGAAATACAGAAGGCTATATCATTCTTCAAGGTTGGTAAACTGTTCACGGTTAACATGACTGACTTAATTATCACTTGTTCTAATGGTTATCAGATTGTTTTCTGTGGCCTGGATGATCCTGAGAAGGTTAAGTCAATAACTCCTTCACAAGGCGTTATAACTGATATTTGGTTTGAAGAAGCAACGGAATCAGAATACGAGGATATACAACAATTAGACAAACGCCTTAGAGGGCAAAGCAAAGTTAAGAAGCGCATTATCCTATCATTCAACCCTATCTATATGACACATTGGATATATACAAACCACTTTAGAGGCAGATGGACAGATAATGTTACGTTCTACAAAGATGAAAATATATCAATCTTAAAGACTACATATAAGGATAATCAATTCTTAACGCCTGATGATATTGTGCGGTTAGAAGCTACTAAAGATAAGTATTATCGCGATGTTTACCTGTTGGGCATGTGGGGCACATTGGGCAAAGTAATATTCACTAATTGGCGTATTGAGGACTTAGCCGAAAAAGCTAAGTCTTTTTCTACGTTCCAAAATGGTTTAGACTTTGGCTTTGCGGCAGATCCATCAGCGATAACGCATATGCACTATGACCGTCAATCTATGACTCTTTATCTACTAGATGCTAAGTATTGTTATGGCATGACCAATGATTTACTGGCCACAGAAATCAAGAATCTGATAGGCCGTGCTGTAATTACTTGCGATTGTGCTGCTCCACTTAATATACAAGAGTTGCGGCAATATGGAGTGACAGCTACACCATGCACCAAAGGCAAGGACAGCGTTAACTTTGGAATACAGTGGTTGCAGACATTACAAATCGTCATTGATTACCGACTCAAAGATGCTATCAATGAGTTTACAGTCTATAAATGGCGAGAGGACAAAGATGGTAATGTATTGCCTGAGCCTGTAGACAAAAATAATCATATTATTGACTCTATTCGCTATGGCTTAGAACAAGAAATGGGCAAGACAAAGCAAGCCTATGATGTAAAGAGTCGTGCTAAGTCACGATATAACCCATTTAAACGTGTGAGGTGATTAAATATGTGTGGTGCATTATTCAAAACTCCAAAGGTAAAAGAGGTAGCAATGCCAACAAAAGAAGAAGCAGTTAGTAAAGAGGATTCAACCGTCACAGAACAGCAGAAGAAGCGAAAAGGCTTTACATCTACCATTGCAACTAGCGGTATGGGTGTTACAGATGCTGCGCCTACTAAGAAAACACAGTTAGGAACATGATGCTATGAGTAAAGAAGCAATTCAGTATTACAATAACAAACTAACTCAACTCAAGGACATACGAAAGTCCTATGAACCTACTTGGCAAGCAATCATGGACCATATTGCTCCTGACTTAAAGGGTTATCTCAATACAGACACTAAGGATGATGGCGCACGTACTGACGATGTGATTTATGATGGCAATCCTGTAGACTATGCCATGATATGCGCTACTGGCATATGGTCATCTGTTTCATCTCCCTCTAGACCTTGGAAACGGCGCAAACTTCGCAAACGCAAATTGAATGAGATCCAAGAAGCTAGAGTATGGACAGATGAAGTAACAGAGACTGACTACGATATACTGCAAGCTTCTAACTTCTATCAATCCATCTTTTCTGCCTATCTACATGCCATTACTATCGGCACTTGCTGTGTGATTGGCGATCTTGATTATGACACAGTTGTTCACTATACCTGCTTGAATGTTGGTGAATATTGGCTTGGTGTTAATGGCAGGGGTAAGGTTGATACGCTGTTTCGCGAGTTAGAGTACAATGCGGCTCAACTGAAAGACAAGTTCGGTGAGGACAAACTGCCTGAGTCAGTCATAAAAACAATCACTAAAGACAATCCTCTAGGCGGCAAGCACACAGTTATTCACGTTATCGAGCCTGACAGTCAAAAGATAGCGCCATTCAAAAAGGAGTATGTGTCTGCCTACTACTTACAAGAAGGCAATAACGACACATTCTTACAGGTTAGAGGTTATAAGCGAAAGCCGTTTGCTGCTTATCGATGGGGCGTCAACAGTGGCGAAACATACGGAAAATTTAACCCGGGGCGTAACGCATTAGGCGACTGTATGCAGCTTCAAACGATGGTTTATGACTATCATGAAGCATTGCAGAAGGTCATTAATCCTCCAACTCAAGGCGACAGTAACCTTCTCGAAAACAATCAAATAGATGGTTCTCCTGGTGCTTTTAATCCGACTAATTCCTCTGTTGGGAACAATAAAATTGAAGCGTTATTTGCGGTTAATCCCGACTTGGCTAGTATGTGGCAATCTATTCAAGACAAGAAAGAGCAGATTAGCCGCAAATTCTTTGTTGATTTGTTTATGGCTGTTAGTATGCGCCAAGACAAGGATATGACAGCAGAGGAAGTCAGAAGTATAGCAAGTGAAAGAATGCTTGCTCTTGGTGCGGCGCTCGAAAACATTCATACCGAGTTGCTAGGCGAGTTGGATGATATTCTTTTTGACTATGCGGCAGAAGCTGGCGTATATCCGGAAGCGCCGGAAGAGATTCAAGGAGAAGAAATCAATACTGACTATATCAGCCTGTTAGCACAAGCGCAAAAAATGGTAGGTCTCAGCCCTATTCGTCAAACGCTGGAATATGTCGGTATGATGGCGCAATATGATCCTACTATTTTACTGAAAGTTGACTTTCCTAATACGCTAGATGAAGTGGTTGAGTTGACTGGTGCGCCTTCAAGCATGATGCGCTCAAACGAAGCTTATCAAGAAGCGGTAGCGCAACAACAGCAACAGCAGCAAGCAGCGCAGATTGGACAAACAGGGCTTGCGATGGCTGAAATCGCTCAGAAAGCTGGCAATATACCGACTGACACTAACAATCTAATGTCTAAAGTGTTGGGGGTAGTGCAATAATGGCTAATCCGTTTATGAAAATCAGCGACAAAAACGCTGATGTTAAGGAAAAACAAGCGCAGTTAGCGCAGGATCGTTTCGATAACATGATTAAGAAGCAGATGGACACCCAAACAGGGCGTTCTTTTGTTTTTTATATCCTTGAAAAGCTACTTTACAACCAGAATATTGCCGACACAAACGCTTCTGTATATGGCAAAACAGCGAAACAGGCTGTTGCTAACGACATTGTTAAGGAAATCAAGAAAACCTGTCCTGAATTGATCCTCAAAATGGAGGAAGAAGCAGAGTTGTATCAATAGAAAGGGGTGATCTTATCTGCGCTGGGCTAATCACCCAGCTATTTTTATGCTCAAATTTAAGGAGGCAAAAGGTCGTGTTTGTAAATCTCGATAGGGAAGATTTGAAATCACTTGTCTATAATTATAAACCGTTTTCAATGCAACAATGTGTTGTTTTAGAAGATTGTGGAGTCCTTAGACAAGACCGAAACAATAGTGATCGAGATAATCCAAGCTGGGTTTGGGACTACGAGTGGATTAATCAGCAAACAGACGAAATCCTGTTGGATATGTTTCAAACCTTAAAAAATATGAGGGGGATTAAATAATGTTAGAAGAAAATACAGTCGCCGTACAGGATAACACCGAAACGGCAACTGCAAGCGAAACCGCAGATACAACTGTAACGGCGCAGGAGGCCACAGGAGAAAAGGAAGCGGCAACTGCGGATAAATCAACCGCCACAACCAAAGAAGCCAACACAGAGGCAAGTAAAGACCTTCTTGCAGACTACAAACCTACACTTCCTGAAGGCGTGGAACTTGATCAAGCAGCTTTTGAAGCGGCAATGCCAATATTGAAAGAATTGGGCGTTAGTTCCGAACAGGCCGACAAGCTAATAAATCTTCACGCTCAGACAGTGCAAGGGGTAGCGAACAGGATTGTCGAGGACATAAACGCCACTTGCCAAAAGAACTATGATGAAATTTTCGCCGAGATCAAGAAAGACAAAGATATTGGCGAAAAGTCCATTGGCCAGATCAACGCCATGCTTAAAAAATATGGCGGCGAATCTGAACATCTTCACACGGCTCTAACTGCCCTTGCCGGATTCGACAAGGACGCTGTTAAGCCGTTTTTTACTGCCCTTGCTGCGATTGCACGCGATGCGGCAGATGACACAACGGTTCTAGGTATTCCAAGGCAAGCCAACGGAGATAACCGCTGGCCTGGACTTAAATAAGAGGAGATGAATTGTAAAAATGGCCACTAATAACGCATTAGCTGTATCTTGGAGCGACCTTAAAAATTCCTTAAATCCTGACGGTTCTGCTGCTCAGATTATCCCTATCCTGGAATTGTCTTGCCCTGTTGTAAAGTCCTCTGTTGTCATGCAAGGCAATATGACCAATGGCAACCAAACCAACCAACAAGCCACAAAGGGAACTGCTTCAAAGCGTACATATAACAGCGGCGTTGCCAAGTCTAAAAAGACTGACATTCCCGTTGTTGATCTTTGTTCGATGTTTGAAGCAAACGTTGAGATCGACCTTCGCCTATTGGAAAAATACCCAAACCAAGCCGGTTATATGACTGGTCAAGAAAACGCTGCTATTGCCGCCATGACGGAAGACTTTGAAAACGACTTTTTCTACGGCGACCAAAAAGCATCCATTCTGTCAATTGACGGACTGGCTACTCGCCTCAATAAGCTATCTTCTGTTAAAACCAACAAAGGATATCAAATTGTTAGTGCTGGCGGTTCTACTAATCTTACTTCGCTGTATCTTGCCGGTTGGGGACAAGGTGGAGCTAGCCTGTTCTATCCGCAAGGTTCGCAAGCAGGTATTGACCGCATTGTAACGCCGCGCCAACGTGTTACCGATGGCGACGGAAATCCGTACTATGCTTACTGTTCAAACGTGAACTGGCAGGTTGGCCTTGCGGTAGAAAATTACCGTATGTTAGGCCGGATTGCCAATATTGACACTGTTGCGCTGGCTTCTTTCGGATCCGGAACCGACACTTCACCGAAACTGCTTGATTTTGTTGTTACCGTTAAAAACCGTCTGCAATACAAAAACGGCTATAAATTTGCTTGGTATTGCAATGAAGCGACTTACGGAGTTCTAGAGCGTATGGCGCGTGATAAAGCTGGTTATCAGTTGAGCATCCGTGACGTTATGGGCGGCGCTCCTGAGTTATATCTCAACGGCTGGCAAGTATTCATGTCTGACAAAATTACTTCTGCTGAAGCAGTAGTATCGTAAGGAGGAAGTATAAATGGCTATTCTTGATCGTGAAATGATTATGTCCAATGCTCAGGCTGTTACTACTGCAGCGGCAACTCCTTCAACAGATATCATTGATTTTGGAGTTGCCGGTGCTGGAAAAGACAAAAAGGTGATTGTTAGTGTTAATGCCTCCGTTACTTCTGGTGTGGCAGCTACAGTAACTTTTGCGGTGCAAGATTCTGTTGATGCCGCTTTTACTAGCCCGAATAGCCTATTCACTACTGCCGCCATTGGCAAAGCTACCCTTGTTGCTGGCTATCAGGTGCTAGAGTTTACTCTTCCTGCTACAGTAAAGCGTTTTGTGCGTGTGCTTATCACTCCGGCTGTTGGAGACCTGACCGCTGGCAAGTTCAACGCCTATGTTGATACTGCCATTCAAACAAACATGATTGTCTAGGTAAAACAGGGATGGGAGGGGTAAAACCCTCCCTAATCCTTTATAAAGGGGTGCAGTATGAATAATTTTGACATTTGCAACTTGGCTTTATCGTTTATTGGAAATACCAGACCAATCACTTCTTTTGCCGACAACACAACCGAATCTATTCTCTGTGATCGGTTTTACAATATAGCTAGAGAATCTATTCTCGCAGAATTCCCTTGGAGTTTTGCTAAAAAATCGTATGTAGCCTTAAAACAGGCAGTAATAATCGATGCAGTAACTAGCGAAGAAACGCCGGAAACACACGCTAAATATGGATATGTGTATCTTTTTCCTGATGATGCTTTGCGGATTATTTCTGTTAAATACGGCGCAGAATCGCAAGGCATGACCAATGAGTTTGAAATTGTCTATGTGCTTGATGGAGAGCCAGCAAAGCGCATAGTTTGTGACATTAAAGACGCAAAAGCCGAGTATATTGTCGATGTCGAAGACGCGAATGCGTTTTCTTCTACATTTATTGAAGCTATAGCGTGGAAATTAGCGTCTATGATAGCTGTAGGATTAGCAAAAGATACTCGCGTTGCTCAATATTGCGGACAAATGTATGATGTTACAGTTAGAAACGCTAAACACATGGAAGCATTGCAAAACAATAAGCCTGTTAATCTAGGGAATCGCTTTATGGCGGCGCGGAGGTAGCTATGAGTCAAACAACATTTCAACCTTCTTTTGCTGCTGGCGAGTTAAGTCCAGAATTAGGGCATAGGGTTGACCTGCAAAAATACTCTATCGGCGCGGCGAAGATAAAAAATATGTATGTTTTGCCGCGCGGTGGGCTACGGTCAAGAACAGGAACAAAATACATAGCAAGTACAAAGGACTCCACAAAAGCATCTAGGCTTGTGGAGTTTGTTTTTTCTACTACACAGGCGTACATGTTAGAGTTTGGTGATTATTATATTCGATTTTATAAAGATGGTGGGCAAGTAACAAGTGGCGCAAGTGCCTATGAAGTTATAACGCCTTATCCTTTGGCTGACATATGGGGATTGCGCTTTGAGCAATCAGCCGATACGCTTTATATCGTCCATAATAACCATGCTCCGAGAAAGCTAACTCGAACAGGACATACTGCCTGGACATTGGAGCTGTGCGAATTTACCAACGGCCCACTAATGAACGAGAACACGACAGATATAACGCTTACGCTGTCGGATGCTGATTCTAATGGATGGGTTTTAAAGGACGAAAGTACAATAGCAACGGCAAGTGCAGCGTTATTTAATGCCTCTCATGTTGGTTCAATATGGGGGATTCGGTATGTAGCCTATGCGGCAACCTATACAACTTCCTTTGTTGCCGGTATAGCTTTTATTTCAGACTCTTATAAAACATATGGCGATTGGGAAATAATCGTTAACCCTAATGGCTATTTAGATGAAGCAAATGTATTTATTGAAAAATCGGTTGATGAAGGCACTACCTGGTTTAAGTTAAAAACTATTGCGCCTACTGCAAGTGACACGTCTACCCGAACCGTAACCGGTTCAGAAAGTTCGCCTTGTTATTTACGTATTACAAGACCAAACACGCTTGATGCTGCAGACATTACAGTCAATATATCAGGACAAGAGTCATGGGCGTGTTTCAAGGTTTCTGGTTTTACTTCGCCTACTGTTGTAACCGCCACTATGCAAACAGACTTTAATAAACCTATTACAAATTTTAAGTCGTGGGCAGAAGGTAATTGGTCTGATTATCGCGGCTGGCCTGGAGCAATTTGCTTCTTCCAAAACAGGCTAGTATTTGCAGGGACTAAACACGAGCCTAACGGAATATGGCCTTCTGTTATTGATGACTACGAGAATTTCCAGCGCGATATTCCGCAGGTTGATGACAATGCTATTTATCAACGGCTAGTAGGTAGACAGGTTAATGCGGTTAAATGGCTAGTTCCAATTAAAGCATTAGTATGCCTGACCGATTCTTCCGAGTGGACAATACAGACAGGCCCTGATGGCTCATTAACATATGATTCCATGAAACTGGATCAGCAGACATATTGGGGTACAAACGAACAAGTTGAGCCTGTTGTGCTAGGCAATTCGGTTGTTTTTTCACAGCGTAATAGCGGACAGGTTCGGTCGATTGGCTATGATTATTCTGTTGATGGTTACACAGGAAGCGACTTATCAGTAATGGCTCAACATTTGTTTGACGGTTACGAAATTCTTGATTGGTCGTTTCAGCAAACTCCTGTTCCTATTCTTTGGGCTGTTCGATCTGACGGTGCGTTACTGTCTTTTACTTTTCATAAAGAACATGACGTTTGGGCTTGGGCGCAGCATTACACAGACGGAATATTTGAAAGTGTTGCCTGTATTCCTGGCGACAAACAAGATGACATTTATTTCGTTGTCAAGCGGACAATCGGCGGAACGGATAAACGCTTTGTAGAAATATTTGCTAGCAGGGACGTAACGAGCAATGCGAAGTTTTTTGGCGTTGATTGTGGCGCATCACAGACATATGAAACGCCTACATCTATGGTTAGCGGATTAACTTGGCTAGAAGGGAAACAGGTTAAGGTTTTAGCCGACGGTGTTATCTCTACTAAAACAGTTTCTAGCGGATCTATTGTCCTCGACAAAGCCGCTTCGCTAGTTACTGTAGGGTTAGGATTTGATTGGCTATTTAAATCATTACAGGTAGATTTAGGCAATACAACAGACCGAAAGAAAAGCATTAATGGTGTTTCATTGACAGTCCTTGGCTCACAAGGTGGTCATATCAGCACAAGCGAAAGCGGGCCGTTTGTTTCCTTACCGTATCCATTAAGTCAAACAGCATTGTACTCTGGGGATTTGCACGACATAACCCTCATTACTGGTTGGGATTATTCAGGTCAAGTAGTCATTAAAGGTGAAGGAACTTTGCCGTTTCACTTGACTACTTTAATGCCGCAGGTGAATATCGGTGGAAAGTAATATTGAGGTTCACAACGCAACATTAGAAGATGGAGAGTATATTGCCTCTAATATGCGAGAAGCTGATAGACGCGAAATATGGGCTTCTAACAGGCACACTCCGCAAGAGGCTATAGCAATATGCCTACAGCAAAAGGTGTGCCTGTGCGCTCATATAGACGGTATTCCGGCTATTTTATTTGGCTGCTCTCCTGGTGTTCCTTGGTTGTTATCGACAGACGACATCAAAAAGATAGGTGTCGTCTTTATTATGCGCTCTCGCGGTTATGTTTCTGAATGGCTGAAAGAATTTGGAGTGCTTGAAAACTATGTACACTCCGAAAACACATTGTCGATTCGCTGGCTAAAATGGCTAGGTTTTTCCATTTTAGAGCCTGTCACTGTTAATAATGAAACGTTTTATCGTTTTGAAATGAGGGATGCAAATGTGTGATCCTGCAACAATCGCCACTATTCAAGCTGTTGCTACTGTCGGCACGGCTGTTTCACAATATCAAGCGGCAGGAGCGCAAGCTGATGTTGCCAATCAGAACGCTAAATTGGCTGAAAGCAAAGTTGCTGATGTGGAATATCAGAAACAGCAACAGATAAAGCAGATTAACGAGCAGAAAAGGCAGACTCAGGGAGCGCAACGTGCAGCAATGGCGGCTAGTGGCGTTGATTCATCTTATGGTTCGGGATTGTCGATTCTAACAGATGCAGCGTTTCTAGCGCAAGAGGATGAAAACGAAACGGAATTTAACGCTACAAAACAAGGTTGGGGATATAAAGTTAAGGCTGCAAACTACCGCAATCAAGCAAAATCGGCAAAAAAAGCGGGTCAAGCAGCATTAGCTGGTGGCATTTTAGGCGCAACCGGTCAATATTTTTCTGGACTTGAAAGCGTCAATCCTAAATGGAAAAAGAAACCTTAAACGGGGTGAGCGAATGGCTATAATTCCTAAATATTCTCGCCAAGTATCTCCACAAGCATTGCCTGACGTTAAATATACACAAACCGGTGGCGGCGAATCTGCAGCAGCATTTAATGGAGTCAGTGCATTAGCGACTGGCTTAGATCAATACCAAGAAAAGCAGGATACGGATACCGTTGTTCAGGCTTTAAACAGCGCAAAACTTGACGCTATGGAGTTTTATAACGGTGAAAATGGTCTATTTGCTCAAAAAGGCAACAATGCAACCGGTACGATGGACAAAGCCAAGAAATTTAACGACGATACTATCACTAAATATACATCATTCATGCAAAACGACAGGCAAAAGAACGCTTTTCTAAAACATTACAGCCAAACTGCTGGCGTATTTCTTAGCGATGCAATGACTCATGAGCGGTCAGAATCGGCAAAAGCCTTCCAACAAAACATAGCCAACACAAGGGAGATCGCTAAACAGCGTGGCGTAGCTAACTACAATAGTATGCCAACTCTTGATGATGCTATTAATGACATTACTACTTCTGTTGGACTTGAAGGTTCACGAAACGGCTATTCTGCTGATGTGGTCAAGTCAAACAAAGACAAAGAAGTCACAGACACAGTACGCCAAGCGTTTAATCAGGCAATGGATTTGCAGGATTATACCTCTGCTGGCAAGATTGTTGAGGCATATAAAGACAAGGTTAACCCTAGTGTGTTCGGCAAAATGAAAGCGGCTTATCAAAAAGTACAGGACAAAATTTTTGAGTTCAAAACTGCTGACGATATTATCAAGCAGTCTATGTTGCCAGACGGCACAGTGGACAGGGCGAAAGCTAACCAACTTATTGACGCTTCTTTTGGTGTTAGCTCAAAAAAGACTATCTCTGGAAGTGTTACATGGGAACAAGCGAAAGCACTTGTTTCTGGAAATGAGTCAAACGGTGATTATAGTGCGTTCAATGCTGATTCAGGCGCTACAGGCAAATATCAGTTTACTGATGATACTTGGCAACGCATTATGGGTGATGCAGAAAAGACTCCTGAGAATCAAGAAAAGGCGTTTGAGCACTACAGGCCAATCTTTAATAAATATGGCATTGAAGGTGTTTTGGTTGCTGTATATGCTGGCGATGGCAACGCTGAACGCTATGCCAAAGGATTGCCGCTTGTTGGAGATAACGGCAATGAATACTCAGCAGATGCGCCACAGTATACTAATGGCAGAGAATACCCTTCTGTTAATCAATACGTCCAAAACGCAATAAGCAACATACAGGATGAAACAAAATCTGCCGTTGACCCTGTCAAGCATGAAGCGGTTAGCCGCATGGTTGATGCTAGAATACTTGATATTAACCGAGCCAAGACGGAAGAAGATAAGCGGTATAGAGAAAGTTTGGCTGAACAGATCAACTCAGCCGACACGCTAAACATTGCTAATGCTCTGATTGACAGCGCAAAGCTTACTCTTGCACAAAAGAAAACGCTATACAATTCCGTTAAAACCAAGTTTAAGGCATTGGCCGGAAAGCCGACTTCCGAACAACTATTTTTTAGTAAATACGAGAAATCTGGGCTGTACGCCGACTTGAAAAAAATGCAAGAGTATGAATTTAAGTCGGCAAATAGCGAAGAAATAGAAGAGAAAGAGCAGACAAAATACAATACTGCTTCTGAGAGGTTACAAGCATATTGGGCTTTTTCTTCTGGAGGTGCATATGGAGCCAAACCGGAACAGGCTAACAATGATATTACTCCTTCTTCGCTGATACAGGAAAGTAATTCTCGATGGTACAGCCAACAGTTTGAAGAGATCAAGTCGAAAAATCCTGGCGTTCCAGATGAAGAGATTTATCAATTCTTAACGGAGAAGATTAAACAGGCAGGTGGCTAATATGGATTTAGCTGATGAGTTTTCGGCATGGAGAGAAAACCGCAATTCCGTTGATGCAAAAACAGCAGAGGCGCAAGAATATCAAGCTGTGTCAGAAGGACGCACGCCCGCGGCCGGAACAGATGTTTATTCGACTGTAGATCAAGCCCTTGGCATTGAACGTCCTGATACTAATTTTATTCAACGCTTCACTGCTGATGCGATTGGAGCCGTCAAGGATTACGGCACGGGAGCGGCGCAAGGATATCAAGAATGGCAACGGTCTGCCGAGTACGCTAATCAAGTCTTGCTTGATCCTAACGCTACAGATGATGAGAAGCTACAAGCTGTTCAATATAACAAAAAAGCAGCAGCAACCTTTGGTGAAGAAACCGCTTTACCTGCTGCTATGATAGTTGGTTCTGCTATTGCGCCTATCACCACATTAGCCGCAGGAACGGCTTACATGGCTAAACAGGGTTATGATCAGACAGGCACTATAGGCGGTGCAATCGAAGCCGCTACTTATGGCCCTGCAAAAGAAATGTATAATGATCCTGAGTTAGCGCAAAAGTTTGAAGAAACCCCTGCTAGAACAACAGTTAATGCTATCCTTGGCGTAGGTCAAGCGGTGTTGCCTCTTGCTGGACTTTATAAGGGCGCAAAGGTTGCCAAGGGTAAAGTCAATGAAAAGGTGGCTGTGAAGCTAGAAGAAATCATTCCTACTGAAAATGCTACTCCTGCCAGACCGCAGATAAATATCGAAGAATTTGGCAAGTGGAAAGAGCAGAAGTTAGCGGCAGGGGAAGAGATTAAAGGCAGTAGGGAAGAGTTTGTTAAGGCTGTTGAAGAGGTTGAAAAGCCTAAAGAGGCTTGGCAGATGACCAGAGAAGAGCATAGAAACACTCTGGGGGCAAGACAGTTTGATACGAGTATTCCGCAAGATTGGGACTTGCCACAAGGAACAAGATTTGAAACTACTGCTCCTGAGATTGTTACTGCTAGAGAGATAAAAGAATTAGACCTTGTTAAATCCAGCAATAAACCTGCAGCGATCCCCGATTACTCCGGTGATGATTTAGCTTTGAATAATTGGATAAGCGAAGCTGAAAACCGTGGCTTGCAAGTAACAAGGTATGTAGATGCTAACGGCAATGATAGTGCAATAGCTTCAATAACAAAAGAAGCGGCACAAAGAGTTATTAATGCGCCTTTAGGGTCTGAAGAAAAAGGATTGGCCTTAGGATTCAAAACACATAAGCAATATGTCGAGCAAGCATTACAAGAAGGAAAAAAAGTTCCTGCCGAGGTGCTAAAAGATTATCCCGACTTAGCGATTAATCGAGCTATCACAGAAGAATTAGGCGCAATTGGCAAGGTAGAACAAGCGTTAGCTGATGAAATAAACCTAGCCATTGAACCTGTAACTCCTGCAATCGGTATGTCTGTTAAAGAAACAACTAAACTTCCAGCCGAGCGCATAGAAGCCCCAAAAATAAAGTTTGAAAACGCAGACACAGAATCACGTTGGCAAGAAGCTTCTAAAGGCATACAGAAACAGAGCATTGCTGATAGTTTGAGAGAAGCAACGAATAGCCTTTGGAATAAAGCAACAAGGGTATATGAGGACTTGCCTAATGTGCCAGAATTTGCACAGCTAAAATTCGATTTACTGAAACTTGAAAAACAGAAATCAGTTGCCGCAGATCGGACAAACAGACTATTGCAGGGAATAACGCTTGAGATTAAAGATAAGCCCGCGCTTGACCTGTTCACTCGCAAGGTTGTGCTAGATGACTTAGCGCAGACTAATGGCGACTTACCTTTTGGACTTAATGCTGAACAGTTGGCAAAAGACTTGGCTAGTGTCGATCAAGCAATTACTCAAAGTCCTGCCATTGCAAAGGCTATTGAAACTAGGCGTGGCGTATGGGATGCATTAAAGAAGGACTATACAACCGCCATGAAGTCAATCGGTTTCAATGTAGAAGATCGGATTGGCAGACAAGACTATTTCCGTCATCAAGTGTTAGAATACGCAAATCTTCGCGCAGTTGCCGGTTCTGGAGAACGGTTAAAGTCGCCTACAGGTCGCGCTTTTCTTAAAGGGCGCGAAGGTTCAGTGAAAGATATAAACGCTAATTACTTGCAAGCTGAATTTGAGGTTATGGCGCAGATGCTACATGACGTTGAACTAGCAAAAACCATTGCTGGCGTAGAGAAAAATTACAGCCTTCGTGCAAAATTGTTTGAGCAGTTTGGCGAACAGTGGCGCGAAAATATTCCAGAAGGCTATACGACTTGGCAGCCAAGAGAAGGAACTTCATTCTATCTTGCTAATGCTATTCCGGAAAAACTGGCAACTCAAGTATTAAGTGGCGCATTAGAAGAGGTTGGAGTAGGTGCAGAGCAAATTAAGCAAGTGTTAGCCAAGGGTGCGCCGTTTAAAGAATTAGTTGTTAAGCAGGAAGTCGCTGACACGCTAAACAGAATCAGCACTCCACCAAACCCTAACGCTATTATTGAAGGTGCAAAGACGATTACTGGCGCATGGAAACAATGGGTGCTGATGGGGCCAACAAGAGCAATCAAGTATAACCTGCGTAACATTACAGGTGATGCTGATGCTTTGTTCGCCATGAACCGTAGCGCATTTAAGGAAGTACCCAACGCTGTAAAGGAACTTTATCAGACCGTTTACGGCGACAAGGCAATGACTTCTGAGATGGGCGAATGGTTTAGGCGTGGTGGCATGGAAACGACTTTACAAGTGCAGGAATTGCCTGACATTAACGGCCTTCGCATGTTTGAAAAGTTTGCTGACAAAGATTCTAATTATATTAAACGGGCATGGATTAGTTATTGGGATAAAGCGAGAACAGCAACACAATTCCGCGAATCAATATTCCGCTATGCCACGTATCGCGATTACTTAAAGCAGATGCAAGAGAATGGTGGTAAGCCGCGAAACTTTGGCGCATCTGTTCCGGATGATGTTATGTCCTTGCCTGACATTCGCGATAGAGCGTTCAAACTGTCTAACGAAGTGCTAGGAGCCTATGACAATGTGAGCGCATTGGGTAAGGATATTAGAACTTCTGTCATTCCTTTCTGGTCATGGTATGAAACCAACTTTACTCGCTATTCTCAATTCCTTCGCAACCAGGCCAACGATGGTTCGATCGGAGAAGCATTATCGCGTAAATTAGTTGGCAATGTGCTGATAAGAAGTCCATATTATGCTTACTCTTTAGGCTCTTTTACTGTAAAAGCAGGGGCGTTGTGGGCGGCATTACAGGCATATAACAATCTGGTTTATCCAAATGAAGAAAAGGAATTGCCTGTCGAGGAACAAGCTAGACCTCACTTAGTATTAGGGCGTGATGAGAATGGTAAGGTTAAATATTTCTCTCGCCTTGGTTCATTCCCTGACTTCTTAGAATGGTTTGGATTAGATACGCCTGTTCGTGATGTTAAGGACTTCCTTGATGGTACTCGTACAATGAAAGAAATTGCACAAGATATGGGTAAAAGCCCTGTCAATAAATTAGCGCAAGGCGTTTCTCCGCTTATCAAAACACCTGCTGAAATAGCAACAGGCAAGCGGTTATTCCCCGATGTGTTTAATGCTCGTTCAATCAAAGACAATCCACAGTATATCGCTGAAAGTCTAGGTCTTGGCAATGAGTTTAAAGCTATATCTAAAACGGAAACCGCTAGAGAAATTGGCATTGCCCCAAGACCTGCAAAGCCATATTCGCCTGAGATCGCTGGCAACTTACTTTATTACAAAGCAGAGCCTAACCAATCTGCTTACTACAGCATACAGGACAAAAAGCGAGAATTCCTTAAAAGTATTGGCAAGGGTGGAGATGGTGAATTTAGCTCTCCTAAAAGTGATGCTTTGCGGAATTACAAAATTGCGTTGCGGTTAAAAGATACAGAAAGCGCAGGGTATTATTTAACGGAATACAAAAAGCTAGGCGGTACAAAGAAAGGTTTGCAAAAGTCGCTCGAATCGCTTGATCCCTTGGCTGGAATTAAGAGCGATGAGGTAAAAAAATTCAAGCAGGGCCTGACAGTAGAGCAGCAAAAGGAATTAGAAAAGGCAACAACTTATTATAAAACAGTTTTATTAGGGAAATGAAAAACAGGGAAGGCTAAAACCTTCCCTGTCCGCTTCTTTCCTGTTGTTGCTGTTCGCGTTCATGTTGCCATTGCGGAATTTTTTCTGTTGGCGAGAAGTACAAATACAGGGTTAATAAAAGGATAGCACCGACAAAAACAATATCATGTTTTGATATAAGCACAGTTTTCCTCCCTCAGAGCCAAACGGCTCTATTTTTGTTTGAAAGGGGTGATTTTATGGTAGTCTCCGGGGATCACGACTTACCAACAATGTTTCACGGCAAAGATTACGAGTATGCCTTTTTAATGCAAACCGATTACCACAACACGCCTAAAGATTTAACAGGTTGCACGGTGGAAATCGAGCTATCTAATATTGATGGAGCAGTAGCCACTCTTACAACTTCTGATTTCATAATAGTAGACACAACAACAGGAACAATTTTGATTAACATTGATGTCGTTCCTACTTCCTACCCTGTCGGCGAAATGATTTACAAACTTAATATAACCGAAGCCAACGCAGAAATCAACCAATATATGGAAGGTAGAATACCTGTAAGGGAGTGATTTGGTGAGCAATGTTTATGTAGTAAAAGTCGGATCTACAGAAGCGGCTAAAATTGCCGTTCAAAAAGCTAAAACTGATACTATTGCGGCAAAAGATTTGGCGTTAGGCGCACAGAATACTGCATCGGCGGCAGCAACAGCGGCAGCAGCAGCACAGGGGTTAGCAGAAGTATCGGCAACGGCAGCAGCAGCAAGTGCCGAACAAGCAACAACTGAACTATCTATCGTGGTTAAAAAAGGAAACTTGTGTCTCGACGTTCGGGATTATGGCGCGACCCTTAACGGCGTAGATGACGATACACAGGCTTTTCTAGATGCTTCTGCCGATTTGAATAATCCATCTGTAAATGCTCGGCTGTATATCCCAGAAGGTGTTCCAAAAATAACTGCTGAAATTCCTATTACTTGTGGCGCTACAATTTACGGCGATGGGAGAGACGCAACATACTTGCTGTTGTCAAATCCTACGCAAAACGGCTTTGTTGTTAATACTTCCGAATCGGTACACTTTGAAAAAATAAATATTGATTCTCCCAGTGTAACAAAAACGGCAGGGGCGGGAATCTTGTTTACCGCTCCTGCAACTCAACAAAACGCAAATAGCACATTGGATGGTGTTTCTATTACTAGGCAATACTCGGGGATACATTTCCTTACCGCTGTTTCATGGTGCTTAAATGGTTGTTATATTGTTAATAGTCGGTTTGCTGGCGCATTGGTAGAAAACACTCTCAATGCAGATAACGGCGATGGTGCTATAGTTAACTGTACATTTGACAGTGTCCAACCAGGGACAACTTACGGCATATATCAGAAATCCGCAGGTGGAGTAAAAGTCGCAAATACAAAGATATTTCGCCACACTTTTGGGTATAAAATGAATCTCGATAATGCTGCCGCAACGTCAATACTCCTTATCTCTAATTGCTCTATTGAAATGCAAACAGGAAAAGGAATCGAACTAGACGCGACTGGCCCGGCTGGTGAGTTCCTAATGGTAGTCATAAGTGGTAACGAGTTTTCTACTGCTCCAATTGGAATAGCGACAGCAGGGACGTTTGACTGGCTTAAAAACGTTAACATAGCAAATAACACGTTTACATTGCCTTCTGGCGGGACAGGCATTGCTCTCAATCGCGGCATTGGCGTTAACCTAACAGGCAACAATTTTACTGGCACAGGCGGTGCTAGTGTAGGAATAACGCTTGCGGCAACAGCGCAAAACGTAGATGTTGGGCCAAACACATTCCAGAACGTAGCAACAAAAATATACAATGTCTCTGCCTCTAGCAATGTCTATACCACACAGCAAAGCGGAGCGGTTTCCTGTACTACTAGCGGTGGATATGGATCATTGTTTTCTGGAACTGCCTCGATCACGTTCCCTAAGCCGTATGCGTCTGCACCTGCATTAAAACTATGCGTTGTTGGTGGAGGCGCAGGCGGTGTTTCTGCAGGATATGATTCAGTTTCTACCACTGGTGCAACTATCCGCGCCTTTGGAATAACTAGCGGCGGCGTTGTTACTGTGCAATGGGTTGCCGAAGGGGTTCTTGCTTAGCATCGAAAAAAGTCCCGTGATAGTCAAAGGATGGTTGTATTAATTCGAAACGGCTTGTATTTTCAATCTTAGACACTGCCATTACTGACAAGGTAAAAATAAGCATGATAACAATCGCAATGTCAACCGCATCACAAACAAACCGATTCATATTTACGCCCCCAAATTTTGTTTACCCACATCATAATCCAATTCCTATAATTTTTCAACAACAGAACGAGAAAGGTCGTGGCACATTGGAAATAGTACAACTCATTCCCTGGAAAGAAATCCTCTCAAATCCAAATTCAGCTTGGGCATTGGTGTTCATCCTCTTACTAATCTATGTCATGTATCAGAACGGCAAGCGAGAAGAACGGTTAACAGGAATTATAGAAGGGACTCTCCGGGACATGACGGAAACGCTGGCTAGTGTGCGTTCTGATGTTGGAGAAGTAAAAAAGGACATTGATGAACTGAGGCGAGGTGAATAATGAGGACAGCCACAAACGCAGGTCATTTCCCCGGATCCGACCCTGGCGCAATCGGCCCTAACGGATTACAAGAGGCAGACGTATCCAGAAATATAGCGTTAATTGTCCATGATTTATTGACGGCATCAGGTCATCAAGACCAGTTTATTCAGTCGAACGACCTTGACGAAATCTGCTCTATCTCAAACGAATGGGGAGCAGATATTTTTATTTCCATCCATTGCAACGGCCACACCAATTCAGAAGCACACGGAACAGAGACATGGGCATATGAAGGCTCTGCTCAATCTGTCTATCTAGCTAGATGCATCCAAGACGAACTAGTCAAAGCAACAGGACTAGCTGACAGGGGAGTAAAACAATCTAGCGGTCTGTATGTGCTTAAACATACTTATTGCCCTGCCTGTCTAGTCGAGTTGGCTTTTATAACTAATCCTGATGAAGAAGCATTGTTAGCATCACCTGATTTTCAGAAACAATGCGCAGAAGCGATTGTAAAGGGAGTGCAAATTTATGATTAAGATGATTAAAAGGCTATTCGCTAAAATTGTAATTTCTATATTCTGTTTTATATGGGTGCGGAACGAAAGAAAATAAATGGAGGAATGTAAAAATGGATAAAGATCAAATAAAAACCAAAGTAAATGAAATCGGTCATGCCATTGACGATAAAGTTGAAGCATCAGCCATAAAACATAATGAATCAAAGTGGAAAGTTTGGCTGAAATGGTCAGTTTATACTGTCGTCGCTATTGTCATTGCTGTTCTAGTGCTTAAATAGCGTTATTTAGTCCAAAACCATGCCTAGATTGAGAGAAAGGATGTTGAAGGTAAAAACGTAAGCGGAACATTTTTTCTCTTAATCTAGAGCATTTTAGGAGGGGTGATTTTGAGTGACCAAAGCAAAAAATATATTTACATTGCTCTTGCTGTTATTCTTGCTCTCGTTGCCGTGTATTGGTATGGCAGCAGAGATTACAGAAGCGGAATTGAGCCGACTAGAATCCATCTTTCAACAGTTGGAGAGCAACAACAAGACGCAGGAAATAAAGTTGCAGAGAGCAAGCGACTTGCTGATGAAGTCGGAAAAACAAATTCTGATGCTCTCAGAGAAGTTGACGATAGCAGAACAATCAATCAGTCAAGCGCAGAACTCATTACAGAAGGCAAATCAATCCTTAGCAATATACGAAAAAGAAGTCAAGGCAGAGAGAAATAAACTAAAGTTTGAGCGCAACCTACTTTTATTGGGAATTGGCTATTTGTTGGTTAGATAGAGGGGAGGGTTTTATATCTGGCACAATCGAGCGATTGAACTACAAAAGGATTACCCTAATCAATGGTCTACAATGGCAAAAATGCTAAGTAAAGAATTTGACGAAGAAATTAAGGATACTCAGGTCAGGGGATATTTACGATATAATCCAAATAGTGAAAAGCCAGAGAAGAAAGTCGAGTATAAACCATTGCTTGACTTGTTGCAGAAAGAGAACTCACTTGCTGAACTGTCGGACAAGTCCGGCATGTCTGCAAGAATGGTGTTAGCACAGATTGACGATTATCGAGAAGCAGGATATCAGATAGCAGAGGTTAACGGTAATTACTTACTCACTAAAATATTGATTCCAGAAGATAACACACACAACGCCGACTGGACAGGAAACACAACTGTCAAGTTCGGCGTTATTTCTGATACTCACCTTTGCTCTAAAGATCAGCAACTAACACACCTAAACACATTTTACGATATGCTTATTGATGATGGTATAACCGAATGTTATCACGCTGGCGATCTGTCAGAGGGCGTGAATATGCGTACAGGGCATGAATACGAAGTGTTTAGGCATGGTGTTGATTCTCAGGCTGAATACATCATAGACAAGTATCCTCGCAGAGAAGGACTTAAAACATACTACATAACAGGCAACCATGACCACTCAGGCATAAAGTCGGCTGGCGTTGATATTGGCAAAATAATTAGCAATAGCAGGGACGATATTGTATATCTTGGCAAGCAATCAGCAAGGGTTATGATTACGCCTAATTGCTCAATGGACTTAGTGCATCCTCTCGATGGTGCTAGTTATGCAATCAGCTATGCAACACAAAAATATATAGACTCGCTTATTGGTGGAGAAAAAAGCCGTATTTTGTTTATCGGCCACCATCACAAAGCCTTTATGCTTCCTGTTTACCGCAATATAGCTGCCTTTGAAGCAGGAACATTCCAACGTCAGACTAAATGGATGCAGGGTAAAAGACTGTCTGCTCATGTTGGCGGTTGGATTATAGAAGCTAAAGTTGACAATGAGGGAACTATCAAGCGCATCAAGGGCGAATTTGTTCCTTTCTATACAATGATAGAAAAAGATTATTAGCTCATAACCTGGAAACAGGTTGACTATGCCTCCCCTCCACTCGCCCTGCCGAAAGGTGGGGCTTTTTTTATTTCGATTAGGTATTGCTTAATCAAAACAATAGGAGTATAATATTGGTAAGAGGTGGTTTTTATTAAAAAGCCAGTTGTTGAAGTCGATACAACCACGATGTGGAATTACGAATATCAAGCAAAAATGGCTGACCCTGGGTCGTTAGGAAATGGGCAATTCATCTTAGCATCAGATTCACTTATCAATCTTAAAAGGGAAATTAGAAATCACGGATATAAAATTGCTTGGCTAACAGCAACCAATGGATCATTCTCTTGTGGTCAAAATATTGTTGACGAATATCCTTATAGGCCAAGAAATGCCTAGAGGTGGTAAGCGTGTCAACGCAGGACTAAAGCCAGCAGGTGATGAGCCAATCACAGAAACAATAGCAATCAGAGTGACAGCATCAGAAAAGGCGATGATTAAGGCTAAAGCCACTCGCCACAAACTCAGCATAGGGCGGTATTTGGTAAAAATGTGTAGGGAGGAAGAATGAAATGGGTGTTTATATTTGTGATGACGGCACAAAGGTTGTATTAAACTTATCTGAGGATGGATCAAAATACACAATAGACGAAAAAACAAGCGATGAGGACAGGGCTAAATTTTGGGCAACATACAACAGAGTAGAAGCGGAAGAGGCAAGAAAAAGATAATTCGGTATTTGGTAGGGCTGGCAGAGAGGGAGGAAGAATGATGAAAATTTGTTCAGAGTGTGGGAAAGAAATTGTAGAAGTAACAGCAGAAGTAATTATTCATGAGCGATGGGAAAAGGGTTGTAAACCTGAAATCACATACATCGCTCATAAAAGCTGTTATATCGAAATGCTAAAGCGGTAGTCGAATCGGCGAAAAGATGGGAGGATGAGGAAATGAAAACTGAAAGACTTGCAGAGATTAAACGTATTCATGCCAAAATGCGGAAAGACTGCAAAACATGGGGTACGGAAGATGTTTACGGCGATCAGTTGCTGGCGTTTGATGATTTGATTACAGAAGCAGAACAATTAGCCACTCTAAAGCAGAATTTGAAGGGGATAGAGTGGGTATGTGATGATGGACAGCAATGTCCTGTATGTGGTGGAACATGGGTGCATAATGTAGGCCACAAGCCTGACTGCTGGCTGCACAAACTGATAAGCGAAGGTGGAGGGGGAGAGGGATGTTCAAAGTAATATCAATCAATGAAAACAAAATAATAAGAGAAGTCTATGCGGTTACAGAGTTTCATGGAGAAATCAATTTTTTAATCTATGATATGAAGCGGTGGACTTGGATGCCAGCAGACCTATATAAACCATATAACGAAGATTAGTCCCTGCCTAGCAGGGATTTTCTTTTGCCTATATGCAGGAATTATCCATAATTAACAGTATATTACACTTTGGGTGATAATATGCTTAAAAATAAATTGAAAAACAAGCGTCACGACAAGAGAATGAATCAGACTGAATTTGCAACGTTTTTGGGTGTGAATGATAAGCTGTACAACCGATGGGAACTTCAACATGGGCAACCATCATTGGCTATGGCATTAAAGATAAGTGATAAATTGGGCTGTACTGTTAATGACCTATTCGAAATAATCGAGTAGGTCATATTTTTTATGATTTTTTCCTATGGACATACAACTTATTCCTACAACCTACATATCTATAAATAAAAACAGCAAGGAGGCGAATATAGCAACCACATAACAAGCTTATAGAGGTGATGGGTTTGGGAGTCAGAGAAGACGTGCGGTCATTCATCATGAGCCACACAGGGCAGGAGATACCATTGGCAATCATCAGTACAGTTGAAGCGATTTGGGCAGAGTCAAAGCGTCCGCAGTTATATGAGAAGCGAAAGACTCAGGATGGATGGGAATTTAAGTTTGCTTTACCGCCTGGAATGTCATATCGAGACTTTGCCAACAGAGAAGAATATTTTCGAGACAGCATAGGCGATATAACGACAGAAGTACAACATATTGGCAAACTGGCTTTATTGAAGGTAATTGAAAAGAAAATCCCTAAAAAGATCATTTTTAGCTTTGATCATATCCCATGCATGAGCGATATGATACTACCTATGCTCATCGGCTATAACCATGAAGGAGCAGTATATGCAGACTTAGCCAAGGTCTATAATATGCTGATTGGCGGTTACATTGGAGGTGGAAAATCTAACATTATCCATGTTATCACTAACACATTGCTACACCTGCCACAACCGCCTAAAATCGTCATGGTTGATCTCAAAGTTGTTGAGTATGACTACTTGTCCAAGCGTGTTTTACTGGTCACAGAACAACTTACAGCGCGAATGGCATTAACTAGAATTGTGGTTGAAATGCGGAACAGGCTACAAATACTCCTGCAAGCTAAGTGTGTCAATATCGAGAAATATAATGAGCGTTATGGCGGCATGGACTACATAGTTTTGATTATTGATGAGTTAGCAGAGTTAAAGGATAAACAGGCGCAGGAGGATTTAGAAACATTGTTACGGTTAGGCCGTGCGCCGGGGATCAGAATTATTCTAGCGACACAAAGGCCAGACTGTGAGATATTTGGCAAGAAGTCTTTCGGTGCGTGCAAAGCTAATTTAGTTGGAAGGCTTTGTTTCCAAGTCTCAGACTCTATCAACAGCAAAATCATTCTTGATAGCACAGAAGCAGCCAGTTTACCCAAAATTCCAGGTCGTGCGATATGGAAACTAGGCGAATCAATAGAAGTACAGACTCCTTACCTTGATCCCGACATAGCGGAGGTGTACCTTGAACAACCATCAAAAATGTTTAGCCAGAGACGCGCTGACAGTATCGACGATTCGCGAATGGGGAGTAATGTCGACGGATCAAATTTGCCTACTATTATTTCCGTCATACGCGGTTTGTCTAAGAAGATTATTAAAATTGACGGAAAAGAAACGGATTAAACGATACGAACAGGTCATGCCTTACTGCTACTACATAGATGATAAAAGGCCGGACATTATCAAGCGAGTAAATGAAAACTGGGCGCGTCTATGGATAATTAAGAGCTTGAAATCATGGGAACAAATTGTCAGCTACGACTATAAAATATATGCTGTCAAAAATACGGTCACAGGAACAATCAAAGAGTACTGTTTATTTGATCTTAATGTGCCATCGGTTGAAAAAATACAGGGGGAATTAAAGTGCGGATCCCATTAATTGTTTTGTTTGCGATGTTTCCTGCTATTGCTTATGCTGGGATAGCAAGCGTAATTGGTGAAGTATTCGGGCCAGGTGGCGCAGGAAGGGCGGTTATTTGGATAGTCGGATTATCTGTCGGTGGCTGGATTATAACCACAGTTTGTAGTGTGTGCGGTCATGGTGAAATCAAGTGGATAAACTACATCATCAAAACGGCGCAAGTCGGAATAGTGATAGCTTCAGTTTATGGTTTGATTAATACCGCTTTTAACCTGCTAGGACTATGAAAACGCTAGTTATTGTTCTCCTGATACTGGCAATCATGCCCATCTGTATGGCGTGGCAAAATCCTGTAGATACGGCTGGTGACACGATCAGGCGAAACACTAATAATGCTGTAGACGATGCGCTAAGTAAGATACGACAGGAGACGCATCAAGTCAAAAAGGACATAAAAGCTGCAGCAAAATCCTTCTTGTCTACGATGTTAGAGATATTTACAATCGTTTCTATTTGCTGGCTGTTTGGATTTTTAGTTGACAAAAAGACAGCTAAGATGTGTTACTTTGTTGGAGTCGTACTAGGACTGAATGAGTTGATTAAGTTGTTCGTTTAATATAGAAAGTATATAGAAGCTACATACTTCTGAACTAACAAAAAAACGTCATCAGGCCAGTTAATTGACGGTTTATTGTTAGCCTACTAGGTTTCGTTTCGTGTAGTATAAAATAAAAGGAGTGTTTTGAATGGAAAAAATCACACGTTTAGTTAACGAGGTTGCCGAAATGTGTCAGCGCGAAGAGGTTCCATTGCTCTGTATTTATGGAAAAATCGGTGATATTGAAGTGAAAGAATATGCTCCGGATGAAACACCAGAAATATACGGCAAGGCGCGAAGTGTATTGTTTAACTCGAACAAGCCAAAAATGCGGACAATGAAGATACAGGGATAAAATAGACATTCGCGATTCTCCTTATCTCCATACGATTACTAGCTTGAATAACATTCGTGTCCGCAAAACGCTAAAAATGACATTTGCGGACGAGTTGCGGACATGGTTAGTTTTGCCAATTTAATTATGATAGATATTTTTACTTATATATAGGAAGAAAGTTGTTTTTACCGCTTGTTTTTGTTGTTTTTCTTAATATACAAAAACACTTATAGGGGCGGCATGATGTAGAAACGGCCTTCCGACCCAGTAAATACACGGGTCTGATAGCTGTAAAAACTGATTTGCGGACATTTTGCGGACGAAATTAGTTAAAAAAATTTAGAGGCTGTCCATGAGTTGAGCGAACTTGTGGGCAGCTTCTTTTTTCATTGTTTGTGTAACATGTAGATAAACCTTGCGAGTGGTGTCGTCGTCAATATGTCCTAAACGCTCCATAATCTCTTCTAAGCCTACTTTAGCTTCTGCTAATAGGGAAGTGTGGGTATGGCGCAATGAATGCGGTGTGAGTTCTTCTGGAAGTCCTGCTATCTTTAATAGCCTAGTCATGCGATTCTCAATTTTTTTGATATATAGAGGGTAGCCGGGGTACGACTCAACGCAAAATACAAAGTTTTCTTTGTGCCAATCAGTGCGACGTTTTTTCTCCTGTTCTTGTCGCGCTTGATGAAGCTTTAATTCGTCAATAACATTGGCAGTAACTTCAATCGTTCGACGCGATGAAGGTGTTTTTGGCGGTTGTAATTCATATTTTTTTAGGTTGTTGGTTGGATTATAATATGTCCTCGCAATTCTGATGGTGTTGTTTTCAAAATCAATGTCAGGCCATTTCAAGGAACACAATTCACCTGCTCTGATTCCGGTATAGGACAATACTAGAAATATGGTATAGTCTGCGGTCAATCCTGCGTCTCTTGCGATGCGTAAAAATGTTACCAATTCTTCTTTTTCAAGGTATTTTGGAACATCGTCGGCGCGTTCTATATCTTCTAACGTTTCTTGTTTGCGTGGAGGCCTAGCGTGTTGTGTGGGGTCGTTTTTAGTAACATCAAGCTCAATTGCTTTTTTAAATATCATCTTCGCTGTTCCGTGAACACCTGCAATCGTGTTGGCGGCAAATCCTTGTTTCTGCATATCGTATAAAGCGTCCTGATACTGCTTTTTAGTGATATCTTTTAGGCGATATTGTTCAAAGTAATGAAGCAGTTTAGCGACTTCATGTTTTCTGACTCTGACTGTACTTTTTTTTACATCCCTGGCATACCGTTCAAGCCATTCGGTAGAAAAGTCGCTAAATGGAATATCCTTTTCAATAATAAATGTTCCTTGTAATAATTCATTTTGCGCTATAATATACGCCGCATTTGCTTCTTTTTGAGTCCGAAACCCTCCCTTCGTTGATTTTTTTCGTTTTCCGTTTTTATCTGTTCCGAGTTCAAGTCTGTATTCCCACACGCTTCCGCGCTTATATGGGTTTGGCATTTTGTCACTCCTTGCTGTTATATGTCGTAATATTCTTTAAATAAATAGCAGGATTTTACATGATCACCTCAGAAGAACTATTGTTTTGCCAAGATTTGTGCATTGTTTTACGCTTCGACAAAATGTTACAATTATCTTCATGGGTAGCGCACGGACGGGGAGCAATGACACTAAAAATTAAGGAGTTGAGATTAGCACAAGGCTTGTCTCAGAAAAAATTAGCAGAGTTGGCTGGAGTCCCTAGAAGCACACTTGGCGAGATAGAGATACATATGAGACTTCCAAGGCCGGAGTATTTAGAAAGGATAGCGAAGGCTCTTGGGGTTCCAGTCAATGATCTGTATCGGTGAGGTGTTAGGATAGGATATTTTTTTGTTTCCAATAAAGGATTTTCATGGAGTATATAGAAATCCAACAATAGAACACACGTTCGATTATGGAGGGGTATATATGCCAGATGAAATTGAATATGAGGTTGTTGATTTTCAAGGATTTATATGCTGGGTAGAGTTAAGGGACGGATCATTTATTGTTGATCCATTATATTTAGAACAATTTAAGCAAATAGTTTTACAGTAATGCGTTTGAAATAAACAATGTTTTATAATGTAAAGGGATAGCGAGGTGCTATCCCTTTTTATTTTGTGTAAAGTTCAATTAGCTTTTCTAACGTTTCGGGTGACATACCTTTTTCTTTTGCTTTCGCACTCATTATTATATATGGTTTATTTTCTTTGCTTTTAATAAATTCCCTTAACGCAGCATCATCTTTTCCGAAATCTTCAACTGTAAAACTATCAGCCAGCAATGACTCCATCGGAACGCCGAAATATCTTGCAACTTTAAGCAACGTGTCTGAATTTGGAGAGCTTTTGTGCCACTTGTATATAGCCGCCTTACTAAGACCAAGGTTCTTTTCAAGAATACCAACCGTAATATTGTTTTCATCGCAAAGGCGTTGAATCCTTTCAACAATACTCATTTTAACTCCTCCAATATTATTATAAGAATCAGAGTAAATATTTACTCTGATTGCTTGACAAGAGGAAAATTTTACTCTATACTTACATTAACAGCTAAAACATCGACGGAAAATGGCAACAAAAAACCAGAGGGTGGACAAGACCCTTGAAAAAATCGTTGGGGAACGACTTGTGTTTATTGTTGCTCAATGTGCTAATAGTAGAATATTTTATACTGCTTGTCAACATTTTAGCTGAAAGTTTTCCTGCATTCCAGTAAATACGGGACAAAAGTCCCGTGACTAAAGGAGGTGATTACATGGCAATTTTATCAGACTATGGTCGCAAAGCAAGAATAGCAATGCTAGAAAAAGATATTACAATGACATTTATCGCTAAAGAGTGCAATGTTTCGGTTTCGTACATATCAGACATTTTCAGAGGGGCAAGAAAAGGCGTTGCGCAGAGAGGCAAGATAAACGGAATTCTTGGAATAACCGAATCGGAAGGAGCGTGAAAAAATGTCAGCGGCTGTAGAGAAAAACCCCTATAAGGGGATGAGCATTGAAGAAATGCCTGACGTTATTACGGCGCAACACATTGGCGGTCATTTAGGAATATCAGTAACACAGGCCTATATCTTGTTAAGAACGTCAGAAGATGCTGGCGGTATTAAAAGTTTCAAGATCGGCAAGCCAGTTAGAGCGCATAAGTCGGACTATGTTAAATGGTTCAACAAAACCTCTAAGGCTGTTTAATTTTTTACCGCACTCAATCGCAGACTCCCCCATTCTAACATATCCAATTCGCAAGCCTAATATTCATAATTTTGAAAAATAAAAAAAGGGAGGACAAGCCAAATGTTTGATCCAAGAAACATAAATTTTGAAACAGCGTCAGAAGTAGAAAAACAGATGGGAAGAGATTGTGATGCTATCTGTGAGCGTGGAAGTTGCTACTGCAAATGGCAAGAGCAATGCGCAGTTTATAGGGAGGGCAAGCAATGAACGATTATTGCGATGTTGGAATACCACGACAACTGTGTTGTCTTTGCCAGAAAATGTTTGGCAAGTGTAAACAGTTACATAGGGAGGACAACCAATGAATAGTTTAATCACAATCAACGGCGTGCGCGGTTACATAGACAGCAACGGTACAGCACAGTTGAACCTTGAAGATGTTTCGAGAGGTCTAGGGTTTACTGAAACAAAAGGCGATTACATCAGATGGCAAAGGGTAGATGGATACCTATCCGAATTTGGATTCTCCACTTGTGGAGAAAGGGCTGAGTTCATCCCAGAAAACATCTTCTATCGCCTAGCCATGAAAGCCAAGAATGAAACAGCAGAAAAGTTCCAAGCAAAGGTAGCTGATGAGATTCTTCCAGCGATCCGCAAAACAGGTACATACAGCGTAGCACTACCCAAAACCCTCCCTGATGCTCTCAGAGCCTATGCAACAGAGATTGAAGCACACAGCCAAACAACAGCACTGCTTGAAGCCGCAAAGCCTAAAGTCATCTTCGCCGAATCAGTTGAAGCCAGCAAAACATCAATCCTCATCGGTGAACTGGCAAAAATCCTTAAGCAGAACGGTGTTGAGATTGGTCAGAATCGCCTGTTTGATTGGATGCGAAAGAATGGCTACTTAATCAACCGTAACGGCTCAGACTATAACATGCCAACTCAGTATTCAATGGAATTAGGCTTGTTCACAATCAAGGAAACGACAGTCAACCACTCAGACGGTCACATTACCATTAACAAAACGCCAAAATTGACTGGTAAAGGTCAAGTTTACTTTGTTAACAAGTTTCTTAGCAAGGAGTTGACAGCATGAACATTGACCTCAAAAAGCTGAGAGAAGCGGCTGAAAGATTAATAGAGCAAGGTTCAGGCGACTGGGCTGCATTGACAAATTATTGGGATATCGCAAATCCTCAAACCATCATCGAACTGTGTGACATGATCGAAATCGCAATTAAGGAGTTTCGGTTCATGCCATGTAAAGGAAGGTTAAACGGATATGAGTGTTATGGAAAGTTTTGTAACAAACACGATTTTTGCAAGATTTTGGTGCAAACAGAACACAAATCAGACTGTTCGTTAAATAACGATCCAGCATTACCAAAAGGCAATTGCGACTGCAGAAACGAGAAGGCCGAATGATCTACACAGTAACAGCCAGCAAAGGAGGCAAGGATGAAGCTAACACCCATTGACCACGAAAGGATTTTAAGTATGCACAGAAGCGGAATGTCTAGCGGTGAGATAGCAAATATGATCGGAGTTGGCAAATCGACTGTAAAAGATTGGCTAAAGTCACAAGGCATAAAATCTAAATACTTAACAGGTGGCATGCCAATATTCACTAGGACAAGTTATGTGTGCAAGCATGGCGAGGTGTAGCTAATGGGTAGACGGTCAAAAACAGCACAAGCCAGAAAACGCGAGAAGTACAAACTATTAACTGAGATGTGGAGGGTTAAAATTGAAACTGCTACAGATAGCTTTTCTACTGATAGCAGGGATAATCATATCAGCAAAGATAGGGATTTGGTGGGCGATGAGGAGGGGTAGAGAGTGAGTATACACAAAATGGAGTGTCCGCAATGTAAAGCGGTTGCATGGACAATCATTGGCGGTAGACCAGTTAGAGCAGAGTGTCAAGTGTGCCATTTGCAAGTGTTGCGCTTATCTGATGGCTGGCACGTAATAGAGGACACGATCAAAAAGCCACAACCAGAAAAAGACTCATTGGTTGGGAGGATAAAAAAATGGTTGCACTAAAACGGCTGATTTGCTTGCTGATTGGTCACAACTTTCCACCTTATGAATTTGTGCAATGCAAACGGTGCAGAAAATGGAGGGGTAGAGAGTGATTGATAATTGTTGGTCATGTAAATATGAAAAGGAGTCTTTGAGCCATC